CGAATCATGATTACATTAGTAAAACCAATCTTATTTGCCTTTATTAAAACTACAGCAGTTAAAGAACTGATAGTCAAACTATTAGAGGCATATGCAAAATCTACAGATAATACTGTTGATGACAAGCTAGTTGAGCTAGTTAAGAAAAACCTATTAGGAGAATAACATGGCAAAGTCAGGTGCATCTAAAGGTGCTAAAGGTATAAAGATCTTTAACGATGGTGTATTAGACGGTGTAAACGTAGCTAACTACAGCATTGAAGATAAAAAGAACGTAATTAACTATCATAAAAAGATGAAAGCTGATCCTACATATAAAATGAAAGGATTTGAAAAAGATTCTATTATGAGACAATACGGAAAAAAAGTATAATGGATGAACTAAAGAAACTACCTAGAAAAGCAACAGAAGAAACCTTTAATGAGCTACACTATCTTGTTACAGAGGACTTTCTACATAGAATAAAGAGTGGAGAAGCGACTACACAAGATTTAAAAGCAGCATGTGACTGGTTAAAAACCAATGACATAACAGGTGTTGCCTACGATGGTAGTCCTTTAGACAAACTCAATAAACTTCTACCTACCGTTGACCCTTCACTCGTTAAGAGGAAAGTATATGGCAAAAACTTCTGAATACTACAAGAAGAATCCAAAGGCTGCCGCTAAAAGGCGTAAACAGCAGAAGAAATACAACAAAACTAAGAAAGGTCTGGAGATTAGAGTTAATGCAAACAAACTTAATAGAAAACTTGGTACATATGGCAACCGTGACGGAATGGATGCCGCCCATTATAAGGGCAGTAAAACCAAAGGCAGAAAACAAAAGCCATCTATTAACCGACGTAGCAGACTTAAAATCAAAAAATGACCCCATTACTACCAAACCCTGATCACTATTTACACAATTTAATAACCATGACAAGTTCAGATTCTAAACGGCTCTGGAGAAGAGCCATCAAAGAGCACTTCAATTGTACATGTGTTTATTGCGGAGAAACTTATGATTTACAAAAACTCACCATTGACCACGTACGTCCAAAATGTAGGGGCGGAGAAGATGTGGCAACAAATGTTGTACCGTCGTGTAGAAGATGCAATCAGGAAAAAGGTAGTAAAAACTGGAGAGACTGGATGAGGTCGACGTTCGGTGTCACAGATAGAGAACAAACTATTCTATCACATATAAGATGAGTAAAAAAGATGATGAAATCAATAGGCAACTGATTTTTAACAGTGGTGGAGCTAATCCAGAAGATTATCTAACACCCAAACAATTACAAAGGTATCAAGACAATCCAGACAAGTTTATTGACATAGACGTAGATCTTGCCATGAATAAGATGAGTAAAAAAGAAAAAACACCCAGAATCCCGGGTTTCTATACTGAAGATGACGGATCATATACTGTCATAGGACAAGACGGTAAAGAAATAAAAAACCCGTACGAACCTTTAGAAAATGCACTTTATAACAACATTAGTTGGAAAGGTCTAAAAAGACTTTTTGAAATAACAGCTGAAGTTGGAAAAGATTTAGGAAAAGATTTAATTGATGACACTAAAACAAAATTTGGTGTAATCGGTACAGATTTAAGAGCCTTAGCTACATATATTGGCGAAGAAGATCAGAAAGCTAAACTTAGACAGTCTAGAAGAAAAATAATCTGGTCTGAAAAGTATAATAAATATATGTCCGAATATGATTTAAAAAAACAACAGCTAATTGATATTCGGAGGGGTACAAGTGAATAGTTATATAGCAAACATGCCCCGTAAAGGTTTAAGTACGTTTTTAGAAGACGACGAGAGAAGAAAAGAAGAAGAAAGGTTTACTGACGAAGTTAACTTTTCTACTGAAACTAGAGTCAATACTGACAAAGGTTATAAAGAAGAGTTTGACAGAGATCAGACTTTTTTACAGAAGACTGGTGACTTTGTTAAACAGGTTTTATCTATACCAGATAGGTTAGATAAAGCAGTTGGTATATATGACACCAGACAGTCAGCTATAAAAACCATAACAGGTGGTTTATCTGAAGATCATCTTGTAGCTGCGTTAGCTGGTGAAATGCTTGTACCAGATACTATTGATCTTATAACACTTGGCTTAGGTTACATACCACGTCGAGTTTTGTTAAAAGGTCCAAAAGCAATCAAAATGTTTTTGAAGTTTAAGAAGTCTAAACTACCTAAAGCTGCTTTTAAAAGTCAAGCTATGCCCGGGGCTACTAAGCTAGCCGATGAAGCTGACTATGATGCTATGTCTAAAGCTGTAGCTAAACGTGCAGGCATAGAAGGTCAGAATGTTGATGATGCACTATCTGAAGCTGGATTAGATCTCACAGTAAAAAAAGATAAAGATGGTTTTTTGATAAATGAAGTAAGTCCTAAAGGTGATACACGAAGTATCGACCCTAATGCAAAAATACCTGACCAGACTTCACGTCAAATGGCTCAAGACAAGTATATGACAAGTGGAGATTTATTTGGTAATATACCTTTAGAAACTAGAAACCAATTAAAAAAATTAGGTTTAACTGACGAAGAATCATATTTGCTTCTTCAAAGGTATGACATAAGCACCGAAATAGGCAGAAAAGGATCAGCAGCTATTGAAAGTATGTGGGATACTACTACCGACTTTGAAGAAGTTAAACGATTAGCTTTACCAGCTTTTGTAGAAGCTGCTAGTGATCTTATAAACAGATCAAAGTCGAAAACTTTTGAAAAGCCACAACTTGACCACGTTGCACAGTTAATGGCATCATTAGGTTTTTTTAATGGTCAAAAAGTAAAAGATTTTCCACGTATAGCAAAAATTTTAGCCGATGAAGGTATATATTTAGGAAATAAAAAAGAAAACCTAGAGTATTTATTCTTTGATGTACATACTGTAAAAACTAATTTCTGGCGAGACCTTGTTGGTGGTCGTGGACAAAAATTCTTTTCTGACGGAAAAGGCGGCTACAAAATATTTAAAAATGAGAATGAAATAAGAGCAGCAGCTAAACAATTTAAAAAAGTTATTGACCAATCTGACGACATAGTAGCTAATGCTAATACTCAGTTTAAACTTATGAACGCTGGTGATGAAGTACCAGAAGAAGTATTATACGAATTAATGTCAAGAGTAAAACTACAAGACTTAACTAAGAAGTATAACATTAAACAAGTTAGCAAGATAATGGAAGAGATACTTGCAGACACAAAAACTCTAGCAGGCTTTAGTAATCAAATGCGTAAATCATTTGGTAAGCAATATAATAAAACCTTAAATAAACTAACTAGATTTATACGTAAAGACGACAGAGCGAGGTCTATACTTTTAGACGTCGTTCAGAATAATCTTACATACAACCAAGCTACACAAAAATACCTAAATATGGGTATTACACAATTAGAGTTTAAAGAGATGACTAATCTTGTAAAACAAAGAGGTGTAAGAAGTAAACTTAAAAATCTAGGAACACGTATACGTAGACGAGGTGCACAATCTAGTGCTACAGATATAAGTAAAGCTACAGATAATAAAATAGGTTCTTCATTCGACGTAGATGGCTAAGTTATGACCGAAAAAAATTCTCTAGCCCTATTACAGCAAGACTTTAAGTTGTTCTTGCAAGCGTTGTGGCACGAATTACATCTTCCACCGCCTACGAGGGCTCAATATGCGATTGCAGATTACTTGCAGACTGGTCCCAAGCGACTACAAATACAGGCGTTTCGGGGCGTTGGTAAGAGCTGGATTACTGGTGCTTTTGTTCTATGGACTTTATTTAATGACCCCGAAAGAAAGATCATGATTATCTCTGCGTCTAAAGAACGTGCAGATAACATGTCTATCTTTTTACAGAAACTTATTATAGAGACACCATGGTTAACTTTCTTAAGACCAAAATCAGACGACTCAAGATGGTCCCGTATCAGCTTCGACGTAAACTGCTCACCCCACCAAGCACCTTCGGTGAAGAGTGTGGGTATTACAGGGCAGCTTACTGGAAGCAGGGCAGACTTGATGATTTTAGACGACGTGGAAGTACCGGGAAACAGTATGACGGAGTTCATGCGTGAAAAACTTTTACAACTCTGTACGGAAGCGGAATCTATCCTTACACCCAAAAGTGATAGCCGTATTATGTATCTCGGGACTCCTCAGACTACTTTTACTATTTATCGTAAGTTGGCAGAGCGTTCGTATCG